CGATACCTACAACACCTAACGACACTTGGAAGGCAATAGCAGCAACACGAGCGGCTATCAACGCTTTCTCCATCACTAGGATAGCAGCGCCGATCCCTGTGATAACACCCACAATCACCATTGCAGCTTTGTATGCCAAGAATACTTTAAGGAGGTCGCCCAAGACTTCTGCGTTTTCTACTACTAGAACGATGAAGCTTGCCACAGCTTTAGCAATAGTGCCAATTGCAGTTATGAACTCTGACGAGTTGAAGGCGCTCTTTAAGCTCCTAGCAACTAACGATAACTCCGGTTGGATATCTTGAAATGCTTTAATCAAACTTGTCTGCAACGTATTCTTTACAGACTTAAATTGCGAATCCACGGTCAATGCCATTGCAGCGGCACCTTGAGCCATAAAGCCATAACTCTCGTCAATAGCTTTAGCCATACCCTCCAAAGCAGTTGTAAACTCCTCAGTACCGTTTACCGAAGATTTGATCTTAATCCTGTACAAGCTTAAGAGTTCAACCAAGGACTTCATACCGCGCTCATTAGCCATACGGGCAAGCAACGTCTTTTGCTCTGCTGCTGTGTACTTGCTAAGTGCGCCATCCAGAGTGCTGAACAACTGCACCATAGGCAGAAAGTTACCCTCAATGTCTTTCAAATTCTGTGGCTTCAGGCCAATCAAGTTGAGTGTGTTTTTCAACTTATCGCTGTCAGCAGCCAACTCTTTATACATGTTCTTGAGCGACGTACCTGCTGCACTACCACGAATACCCAAGTTAGACAGGGCGGCAAATGCCACGCCAATATCTACAAGTGATGCTCCATATAACTTACCAACCACTGAGCCGGATTTGAATGCTTCAGACAACGACTCAACAGACGACATAGAAACAGCAGCAGTCTTTGCAATAACGTCGCCGATGCGGCTATAACCTTCTGCTGTGTAGCCCAAAGCTGTACCAACCTGCACAAGAGTGAATGCAGCTTTCTCGACAGTCGTACCCCCAATCAATGCCAGATTAAGAGCATCCTTCATCGCCACCATAGCTTGCTGTGCATTTAGACCAGCCATCACCAGAATATCAAAAGCTTTAGCAACTTCTTGTGGGCCATAGATACCTGTACCCAAATCAAGAATAGACTCCCGAAGCTTGTTAATAGAATCTACCGACTCCATACCCTTCACCCGGATACCTTCAAGTGTGTGCTCGATATCTTTGCCCATCACAAAGATGGCTTTCAATCCTGAGCCAATAGCTACACCTGCCAGCATCCCAGCGAGATTACCATAAGTCAACCACAAAGCTCCTAACGAGCCTGAGAGTCCCCGAGCAAGGCCGTGAGCCTCACGCATACCATCGTTGTGCTGACGCTGTGATATTGAAGCTTTCTTAATCTCTTTATCGAGTGCGTTATTCATCCTTATGGCTTCAGTATGAGCTTGGGCGTATTGCCTAGCAGACGTGTTATAAGCCTCCATGTCCCTACGCTGTTGTATAAGTGCTGTAGTCGGCGAGGAGGCTGTAAGCTTCTTATTTGACTCAGCAGCAGCGGCAGTGGCCCCTGTCATTGCTGACATCTGTTTTAAGGCTTGCGACAACGAGCTATTAACTGTGTTGACCGACATAGCCGCAGTATTAAACTTAGCTATGGCTTCTGTCAAGGCTAGGATGCGCTGTGTGGCGTTTACAGCAGACGTGGACAAGCCTCCAAGCTGGTTGGAGGCCTCACGGATACCTGTACTTGTTACAGAAATACTCAGAGCAGTGACATCAACAGCCATAGGTTTCCTTAAATTCAATTAGCCTATTAAGGCAGACGTACTATTTGTTATCTCCGAACATCTCCATCATAGCTTTCTCAATGGCTTCGGCATTCTTCAGAACATCCTCTTCACACACTTCATCTTCATAAACTGTCTTAGGGCACATTCTTGTCGGTTCGTTAGCTGCTGCATACTCGGATGAATATTCAACACTAAGCTGTCTTATTAATTCTAGCTCGCTGTCAAGCAGCGTACACTGTGATAATGTGATTGGGGAATATTGTGTCTTATGACGCTTATTCTGCTTAGGGTGTTCCACCCATTCAATGTAAGTTTCGCTGTAAAATTTGTTTGCCCACTGTATTAGTGAAGGCCATTCTAGGGGAAGTAACCCACCAGCGCCTTGAGCAATAGTGCCAGCCTTATGCCACAGTTCCAGTATCCATTGCTGGTACGAAGAAAGGGGAGCCATCTCTAAGTATGGACTCCCCTCTGTGTACATCTCTCGGCGTGGCTTTTCTTGCTCTTTAGGGGTGGCATTGAGCCATGCTTGATGACGAACATACAAGCACAACTCCTCTGTTACTTCTGTACGAAGTTTCCCAAGTCGTTCATGAAGGCGGTTACTTGGTCGCCAATCCATGCCAGATCATACGTGGAGTAAAGCTTCTTAAAATCTTCTTTACTTTGTGGCTGAAGTGGCTTACCATCATGTTCAAACTCAAGGTGAGCTGACGATACGGTGACTGCTGCCAAGAACTCTGCGTTCTCGTCCATCATTTCTTCGAGCGACTTCTTTTTCTTACTATTCTTTTCAGCTTCTTGCTTGCGGAGCGATGCTGCCATGTAGTTGCGGTATTGCTTAGAGGATCGTCCGTAGAGTGTGATGGTGACAGCTTCTTTTTCAGCAGCGTCTGCGTACAGGTCGATGCCGGAAGCTGGGTCGGTGAGGTGCATCTCGACATGATCGACAAGAGCACGGGTAGAGAGGTTAAAACTTGCCATAATATTTGTTCCTTTGGTAGATTTGTGCTACACTTATGTGTATGCGATTTTATGTATGCTGCGGAATAGAGGGGCAGATTACCTGCCCCTCATAATTTAATTAAACTACAACCAGAGTGCCCGACAGAGCAGCCATAGCTTCCATACCAGTGATCTGCGACTGACCACCAACCGTTACCTTAAAGCCGGTGATAAGGGCTTGCGAGTAAAAGATAGTGCCGTTTTGCAGAACCATTTTAACAGCGTAGATATTAGGGGAGATGTCCGCAGCTTTAAGCAGGATTTGGCCGTTATCCGTAGGCGAATACGCACCCTTAATGCTGAGCGAACCGGGGTCGCGGGAACCCTTAAGCTTGTATGTTGTATTTTCGGCAACAGGGTTATGATTGATAATTGCTGTGTCACCGCCGATGACGCCGATATCTGTAAGTTCCTTGATAAGCGTGTAGGTCAGGTTACCGAACCCGGTTGCATCGAAAGTTGCTGGAACGCCAGCAGAGATAGAGAGAGTAGAACCAACAGAACTGAATGCGAGAGTAGGCATTTAATATTTCCTTTAAGATTAGTATTGTGTTACGATTGCGGCACGAACTACTGCACCAGTTGCTGCAACGATAGAAACTGTTCCATTAAGGAAAGCACTTGCTTTATCCAAAGCTACGTATGCAAAAGAGTTAGCAGCTACAGTGACAACGAGGCCAGCAGCTACGGAGAGAGTTGCGCCAGCAGCGCCGGGAACCGAGACAGTGGTGCCAGCGGAGCCGTCAATAGTGACAGGAACAGCGGTTGCGGTGGTGTTATACAATACAAGCTCATCACCGTTATTAGGTACATAGACCAGAGTGTCACCGCTAAGTGCCAGAAGAATACTACCCAGCGTAATAGGTGCTGCCGAGTTTTTAGATGTAGAAGTTACTACTGCCATGTTATTTCCTTAGATATTAGTTGTCCGCTTCATAGCGGTAGTTTATAATTACGGGTAAAACGCGCCAGCCATTCTCAACGATAGGTCGCTTAACACTGGCAGGAGTTTCGACAGACACTGGGAACAATGTCTTAGGGAACACAGGAAATAACTGTGCAATTTCTTCTGCAATCGTTTCAGTAGCACCGGTTCCAATATTATCTTTGGCCCAAATGTTTATTTGGAAGCTTCCGAAAAATCGTCTACGAGAGCCGCCTAACGTAGCCACTTGTGTGTCAGCAGGTAGTAGGAGGGCTTCTAGAAACGTGCTGCCATCTGAAGGTGGGGAGAAGGGAGCGCCTTCGCGGGAGATTGTAAGAACTGGGGAATGTGCTGTCGCGTATGCTGCTAGTGCCCGCATAAACTTTGCCCTAATAAAAATTTGACTCAAAAGTATTTACCCTTCAAATTGTTAATAGCCGTAGTGGTAAACCCATAAGCTCCGACTGTTCCCGACCAGCGCCACCCGTTAGTGCTTTGGCTAATGTCCTTCCAACCTAGAACGTCGGCCCTGTACGCATACCCCATAACGTTAGTAAGGAAAACAACACTATCCTTCTTAAAGAATACTTGCTCAGTTGCCAAGCGCCTGATACGCGCCAAGCTTGCTGCCCCTGCTAGGTCAGGCCCGTTAGGAACAACCATAGTGGCTCCTCCTACAGAAACGTGCCAGTTATTAGCCATGTCTCCGTTAGAGAAGCCCCCTACACGCATATCCCCTGTCAGTTTTACTAAGTCTACGCCTAACGACTCAAATGCTTTGCAAACACCTGTGTTCATGGCTGCATTAGCTTTATCTTCCCAAGCTTTAATTTGCGCTCCAAAGTCCATATATTTGCTTTCTCAATTAAAAGCTATTATAGCACAGAAGTGCGTAAAAGTCAAGTGTTATCGGAATTAGAAGGCTGAGAATAGCGCCACTGACAATACGCCTGCTACGGATGCTGTTATGTTGATGTTACCTATTAGGTATTCATAAGCTGGGTCCATCTTAGCAACTACAAACTGATAAGCTGGTACCATAATAACAAACCCTGTGGATACCTCGAATGCTTGTCCAATAGCCCCGCGTACGGAGATAGAGGTGGCTTCAGAGCCTCTGATAGTGACAGTTACTGCGCTTGCACCTGTGTTATAGAGTAGCAACTCTTGCTGACTACCTCGAATAAATCTTAACGTACTGCCTGTTGCTTCCAATAGACGCACTGCTGGAGTTAAGAGCCTTCCACTACTTACAATGTTGGAAGGAATCTCAAGTGTGTTGACACTTGCTGTCCCCACCCCCACCACTGTACAACTGCCTAACGTGATGTTTGCTGTTGCGGTGACAGAGCCACTTACAACAACCGTGGCTGTTGCAGTCAGTGTATTAGAAGCTTCTGTTAGGTTGGCACTCCCTGTAGACGTGGCAGACCCTTCAGTGGCTACAACCCCATTATTCCATTCTAGAGGTAAGGCCAGTGCTGAGTTATCCTTAACTACACCGCTGTAGTCTGGTGTAACACCGAACAAGTTCTGAATCGTAGGCAAGGCAGCAGGGGCGCTTGCAAGCACGACACGAACTGCTGTGGCTGTCTGCCTAGCTGCACTAGACACGGCAACAGGTGTAGCTCCATCAAGCGCCCTTATTCCTGTTATAGCAGAAATTGGAGTAAAATCCGTACCACCACTATGTAGTAAGTTAATGTCAAAAGTTGTGGGATTAACTTTTACGACAGAGGAAATACTAGGTCCACGGTAGAATGTTGACAACCCCGCAATGAACTTAAACACATGCGCAACACGGGCACCAAGTGTAGCGAAGCCCGCCGTCGAGTGGTGTATATTGTCTGCGCCAACCGGGACATCAATCCTATCCACACGGTAAACATTTGCGTCTGCGCACTTACTTACCTGTGCGCGACGAATTGCCTGCATGTTGGCATCTGTAGCGTAGTTGGCGAGCGGGATTGCGTGAAGCGTGACCAAAACAATAGGTAAAGTAGGTTGCCCAAAGTCAGTGCGTATATTAGAGAACAGTGTGCCAAGGTTAGCATAATAGGTCGCCTCGGTAACACCGGAGTTTGCATCATTCTCCCCTTGAATCCAGAATGCGCCTTCGATTTTACCTTCCAACGCAAGTACGGCATCTCGGAAGCGGGCGTAACTGGTTGCGCTAGATGGTAGCCAATCGGTGCCAAGGCCGGTGCCTGATACAGCAAGGTCCAGATAGCCAACAAGACCGTTGTGCGCAACAGCGAGTGCATTGCTGAAAGTAATAGCACCCTCTGCATCAGCAGGGTTAGGGGAGACCCAAGTTTGTAGTGGGCCAGCGCCCGCAGGCTCCTTAACTATGTACCCGTGGGCGCGTGTTCGTGCGTCAGGTACAAGTGTGTTAGAACCGAAGTACATAAAGTCTCGGGCGTTACTTTGACCAATTGATGCGTATAACCTACCTACACCTGTTTTTCCAGATGTGTAGACCGTGCCCGGTATGGCGCTATCCCGCATTTGCACATTAAACCAAACATCCATCGGAGCGGTTGGGAATGTGAATGTGAACGCACCACCAGTAGGGGTGGCAACCTTAACTGACCAGTCAAAACCTGTAATTGGTGTGTTCGTGCCGTCCGCAACAAGGCGGGCTTCAATTGAGGTGGGCGTTCCAGTGTAGCTACCACTAGCCTTGACGGTTCCTGTAGAACCGACACGTTGATGTATACGCCCTGCTACCGGAGTTGTGAAAGATAGTGTGGAGCTTGCCGCCGCAGTGGACATCGTAATAGAGTCAACGTGTACGCCCGTAGTCCCCCCCGAAGCCTCGCCAAAGTACAACCCACTCTTACCCGGTACAGTGAGGCGGTCGGCGGCGACATCTGAGTAGCTAAGGTCCGCAGTTACATTGCTATTTATGAATAGCTCAACCAATACAGTAGCGCCAGTCCCTGTCGCCTTTAATTTGAGCGAAAAAGCGCCCGCTGGCATGGCAATAGTAGTTGAAGCTACATTGACACCAACACCGGCATTGCCCGCACCGATAGTTTTGTATATCCTGAACAGGCCGCCCGAGTGCCAAAACGCCCAGTAGTAGGAATTGGAGGTTGAGTTTGCTCGGATTAAGCAGCCTACTGCTACCGCTGCGCCATCGTGCCTGAACAAGTTAATTGTGGTAGACTCACCATCAGCATCTGCTATACCGGATGCCATCCAAAAACTGTCGCCCGCGTCAGCACCACGCATCCGGTTGGCAAAAACTGCGGGCTTGAGTGTCCCGCCAAAAGTAGATACTGGCGTCCAAGTCGCACCAAGTTCACCTGTGTGGGCATCCAGCCGAACGCCATCGGTATCGGTGAATGAGTCCTGAAGAGTTGTCGCCATTTATTCTTCCAATTTAATTATGTTATACAACTTGAATAGGTGTCTCTGTAGCCAAGGTAGTACCAGCGGCGTTAATCACGACGCACTTGTACTTGTCACCTTTAACAAACCTAGAATCTTTAATCCTAAGCTCGCCTGTGGCACTAGCAGACAAATTCATATGCAAGAACGTCTTAGTAGTTTTAGTGAGGATGACTGACAAACCTGTAAGATTCGCCAACACGGTGTTAGTAATAATTACAGACCGGGGTTCAAGCACAGTAGGTGGCTTTACAATAGGTGGTGTAGTGGGTACAGGCGTCACAACAACAGGGGGCTGAACAACCGGAGGAGGTTCCAATGGTGCCACAACCTTTGGCTCTCTAGGTACAATCGCAAACTGTGGTCCCAGATTGTAGTTTGGCTTGACACTGCGGCTATTAAACACTAGCCAAGAATCTTCTCCACCGGCAGCGTTAAAAGAAGCTGCATAAGCCACTGCTGGCTGCATGTTAGAAGGGTAGCCACCAATAATATCAGGGTATCCTGCCATACTGTTCAACACAGGGCGCGAGCCTTCCAGTGACGCCATTGCTGTAGTCATAGCTTGTGAACCACACTGAGCGCTTGTGATCGTTGGACTGAATGTGCCAGTGTAAACTTGCTTAAATGTCGGATGAATAGGGCCGCTTGGGACGCTACGAACATTCAGCCACATATTAGAGCCACCAAGTTGCCAACAGAAGTCCGGGCCGGATGTCAAGCGCCCTACAGGAAACTTAGTCTTAAAATCGAAGTAAGGGCGCCATTCTTCGTATCCTAACTCCAGTGCGCGGCCTACAACAGAAGTCTTAAAGTCATCTTGAAACTGCCCAACACCAATATTACCAGCGTAGATGGTGGCACCCATATGAACGAGAGCACCTAGTTCATTACGCTCTGGCGCATTCTCTACTAAGTAGTTTGCCGTGTACCACAGACGATTCTGTTCAAGGATATTTGCAACGTCAGCCTTCAGAGGATGATTATCTGGTAGAATGTAGTGTGTGTGCAATGCTGTCCTCATAGACCACGCTTGCGACCTTACTTGGTCGCGCCACCACAGACACTTACCACCGTTGCGGTAGTCAGAATGCGAATTCCCACTCCAAGACGTATAACGCTGGTAGAATAACTGACCTTCTAAATAGAAGTGGTCGCCAGATAGCAGGTAGGGGATGGTGAAGAAGTCAGGGCAGTGTGCTGTATCAGGTTGGTTGAAGCCCCCCGGAATCGTTCCAGCACTCGTAGGCACAGGCAGCTTTTCAAACAGACCTGTAGACCAATTAAGACTATCACCCACATTAGGTGAGCTAGTAACGTAAGGCCAGTCAGTGAAGCTGATAGGAAGGTCTGTCTTAAAGTCCCGTAAGTTTACTGCCCAACCGCCAGCTAAGTCTGCTTGCTTGAGCATTACGTATTTGGCGCTTGGGCTCTGATTGACTAAGTACATAGCCGTCCACTCAGGCAAGATACCAATACCCGGAGCAAATCCTACATCACCGAAATAAGCTTTCGTAATACCGTTACAGTTGATGTCCTCATTAGCAAGCATGACAGCCAACTTAGCCGCTATGGTGGCGTTGTCGCCAACCAGTGTCGGATCATAATTAGGAATTGCGCCTGTGGCTTTCAGGTATTCTATGTTGTGCTCTACGTGGATAGTGGAGGTAGCGCCCCACCAGAAAGTCTTTTTCCAGCGCGTACTAGAGCCATGAGAGACTTCATCACCAAACATCGGGCGATACAGTTGGACATGGCCCAAAGCTGGGAACAACGTACCGTAGGAAATCACAACACTAGAGGCAGCACCCTTTGTGGCAGACTTAAACAGCAAACCTTGGCGGCTACCATCCATATCTACTGTGGCAACGCCTCCCATTTGAGCATTAAGCGCGGCGCGCAGTTGTCCGTAGTTCTGTGCCGCTGATCCAATGACGGAGGTAATCTTTGCAACACCGTCTACAATAATTGTGGCTGTATAAACTGTGGCGTCATTAGGAAGTCCTGTGGCATTACCATCGTAAGTGCCTTGACGGTTGTAACTAAGCTTAGTTACTTGAGTACCTACTACACTACGTGTGAGCACAGTTGTGTCACCAGCTTTCAAGCTAAAGCGGTAAACTTTCTCCGTGATGTTGACATTCTCCCAAGGACTACCACCCCTTACGGGGGCTGCTTTAGGCTTGGCCCAGTTGTTCTCTATAGAGTAGTCAATGCGCGCACGGTTAATACCTGCGTAGGCGCGAATCCATACGCGAGCGTGCAAGTCGGGATTCTCTACGCCATTGGTAGACATCAGTGGAAGGCGAACAATCCACTCACTCACAATAGCTCCAGACAGCCAAGTTTCATACTGCCCAGACGCCAGCTTCGCAGCAGCGTCAGCAACATATGAAGTACCTGTGATTGGGCCACTAACGTCCACACCTGTGTCGGTCAACACAACAGATGCGCTCAGTCCTGCGAAGTCCGCTGGCTTAGGCGCTGCTGCAACCGGCCCTATAGCCGCCCTACGGAGGCTGTAAAGGTCTCGGGCAGACCCAGTGATAGGGATCAGCGAAGATATGATAGCGTGCTTCACAGAGCCATCAGGGTACGTATTCTTGACATCAATCTGGCAAGGTACACTTACACCCGCTGGCGAGCGAAGCTCTACAGCAACATTGTAAGTTGGGAGATGCCCCACTTGAAATACATGCCCAAAAGTAATCGGCTCCTGCGTCTTCGTAACGGCGCTTGTATTTTGGAGTGTGACGGTCGTAATCTCTGACCCAATTTCAATAGCTGCCATAATGTACCTACTTAATTGATTAAGTGTTTGCTGCGAATGTTGTGAAGCTGGTTACTGTTACGACTTGCCCCACATCGAATGTAATGTCATCAAGGGAGAGGTCGCCATTACCCAAACCTACTGACCCTTGCATACCTACCGTAGTTCCTGTAGAATCTGTAATACGGAAATGTCCTGCTGTACCTGCTGCATATGCTGGGGCACTCCATGTACCAAGCTTAGCCTTATAGTTACCAACAGCTACGCTCATCCAATCAAGCGGCAAGGAAATATCTACGAGCAAACTACCAGAGGCAACAGCAGCACAACTTGCAGGCTGCGTTCCGCTATAGATACGAAGCTTTGCAGAAGTACCAATCACAGTTTCAATTACATCAAGACAGGCGTTATTTACTGCTGAGGAAATTTGAATAGCCATTCAATCACCGCTTCTTGCAAGATAGTTTGATCGTGCGACTATCCACTCGTGGAGTTGCACTATTCGTAGTAATTGTGTTCGTAATCTCGTACACATTGTTTGCTACGCCGCCCGACACAAAAACTGTTGTTACAGTCCCTGTGTTTTGTTGTGACACTAATGTCAGCCCTACGGGGATTGTCCATAAGCTAGATGTTATAGTTTCCCCTGCGAGGAGCCAACCCTTAGCTGCCCAGTTAAAGCCATAATCCAAAGTGGCATTAACGGCGTGGTCATACTCAAATTTAGTTGCCATTATTTCTCACCTTGTTAATAACGCTTGTTCTGTTTTCATTATCAATGCCAGCACGTCTGTTTTCCATTCTCACAACAGCTAATCTGTCACCACTCTCTATCACGAGAGTCCTTCGCTCTGCCATAACATAGAACAGTCTATCAGAAGAAGGTGTTGCAACCATTTCTCCGACGAAGCCATATACAGAATCAGATGCTTCTGTTATAGAGGACAGTGCGTAAATAGGCGAGTTAGCTGCGGAAACTGCATAGTCAGCAGTGTCAGCATGGTTTAGAGTACCTGTGGAAGTGTTTCCAGAGGTGTTTGCTGTGAGTGTGTCAGACGATTCCGTGTATGCTGTGTTTGCCGACACACTGGAGGCCGACACACCTTGTAACGAGTCTGCTGATTCTGTAGAGGCTGTTGTTCCGCTAGATAAGACATTTGCAGTAGCTGTTACCAACTCTGCTGCCTCGCCAATCGTCCCAACAACATTTACCAGTACACTCGCATTGGAGGCAACGGTCTCATTAATCTCTGTGGCATTAGTAATTGCAGACGTTGCTGACAGCCCACCACCTGTTGCAGTGTCCGCGATTTCAGTGTAGGATAGAGCGCCTGAGACGCCCCCTGCTGCCGAGATTGTGGCAAATACTGTGTCAGCAGACTCACCCATGTTTGCTGAGGTGCTGACAGGCGTTACAGCTTGTGATACTAGGCCATCCCCTACTTCGATCAACGAAGCCGAGGAAGCTATTTCTACAGCGCTTGTAGCTGCTACAGAATCGGCTATACCGGGTACGCTGGAGGTTGCTGTGATAGGAGTGGTAGCTGCGGAGGAAGTTGTATCACTAGCCTCGTTATTATTGCTTGTCCCTACTGCACTGGAAGACGCCGCGCTAGAAGTGCTATCAGCAGCCTCTGTTATCGAGCTAGAGCTTGCTACAGGGCCAGTGGCTAAGGAGCTTACATTGTCTGCCACTTCTGCGTTACTAGAGCTAGATACAACAGCCACTACCCCTGAGGCGCTGATTGCATTAGCTGCCTCAGTGATTACCGAGCTACCCGTAATAAGACTACTGGCAGATGTTGCTGTAGTTTCTGCTACCTCAGTGATGCTGCCAGAGCTTGAGACCGCTGCTGTCCCACTAGAGACTGCTGTATTAGCTTCCTCAGTGAGCGCGGCAGAGCCGCTAGACAGGGCTGTAGCTGTGGCAGAGCTTGTGTCAGAAGTACCGGCAACACTGGAGGTTGCATTAACGGCTGCTGTTGCAATGCTTGTAGTGGTCTCTGTGCTCTCACCCAGAGTTGCGGAACCTGTAACAGACACAGCCGTGCTACTAGATGTAGTTTCAGCGCCCTCAGTTAAACCAGAGGTACTAGAAACTGCTACAAGTCCTGCACTAGATACAGCATCAGGAGTTTCACTAAGATTAGAAGTGCCTGTAACTGATCCGCTGGCAACCTCTTGGAATAAAAGCATTAAGGACATGTGCGCCCCTTGACAAACACTTCACTTAATGACATACTCTTCTCCTAATGATTATGCCATTAATACAGCTTCCTACATATTAAGTGTTTGCTGCGTTCAGTGTGAATGCGCTTACAGTAACTACTTGAGCCGATGCCAGAACAGTGTTATCCAGCGAGAGGTCGCCAGAGCCTTGACCACAAGTACCTTGCAGGCCAACTGCTGTACCTACTGTGTCAGTGATGCGGAAGTAGCCTGCTGTGCCTGCTGCGGAAGCGCTTGCGCTCCATGTGCCAAGCTTTGTTTTAGAGTTAGTAGCTGCTGCGTTCATCCAGTCAATGGGGAGTGCAATGTCAACCAGCAGGGTGCCAGTGGCAGCGGCGGCGCAGTTGGCAGGAGCTACACCAGTGTAGATTTTAAGTTTAGCAGAAGCAGCGATAGTGGCTTCTACAGCGTCAAGGCGGGCGTTATTAACTGCTACGGAGTATTGGAGGGCCATGATATTCTTTCTTTATTTACGTACGTAGAGTTCGTACAGGATGTTGTCTGATGCTGACGGATTGTGTTCTTTGACACTGATAACGTCCCACAAAGTGCCTTGGATTAATACTCGGTCGCTTGTGGGATTGGGTACAAAAGCTGTGGCAAATTCATCAGCTTTCTCAACAGGGCGCACGTATAACACTTGGTCGCCTTCGAGGATTAAGGAGTTGGAATTACTAACTGCACCGTTAGTAGGGCGTGGTAGTTCCATCTTAATAGCTTGGATGGTGTATTCTGTAGTGGTGTGGGTGACAGTGCCAGTGGAGTCATTTACTACGGGGCTTCCATTGACGTAGTAGGTTGTTGTGAAGCCAAACTCTTGCATCATCTCTGCAACCATTCGGTCGAAGTCTGAGAACATTATGCGAACTCGGTTACTCGTGCAAAGCCGTTAGCTGCTGCCCAGATACCTTTGATGATGCCTGTGTATTCGTTCAACTCAATTTTGTACGTACCGTTGGCTGGCACTTGTACGCTGTAGGCTGTGGCAGATGCTACACCAGAGCTAAGGCGCAGATAGAGGATTGCTGTGCTCTCGTTGTAGATTACAGCGCCCTTGCGTGCAGCATTCGATGAGAGGATAATAGTGTCAGCGATGGCAGAGGTTACGGCAGTGATGGCACTTGTGGATGCTGGTACAATAGCGCTCGCAGGAGTGACAGCATTACCTGCTGCATCGGTAACAACAACGGTAGGGACGAATAGCCCACCAGCAATATCAATAAGTTTCTGTTGGGACATTTATAAGTTCCTTAGTTTGTACGTGTGTTGTTATTTGGTGAGATGTCTGCGGAGACAGCAAGGGCTTGGCTCTCAGTACCGTTATAGAAGCCTTTATTCCAGTTGCGCTGGAAGTCTAAGATTGGCGAGAACTCTTCTGTGGACGAATAAGGTACTGGGGAGAAATCCATGAACTCAGGTCGTGTATATGCAAGCAGGAGGAATTCTTTATACGCCTTGAAAGCCTCTGCGCCCCAAACCTCTAGCTGCGCCATGCGTCTGTGAGTTTTATGTGCAAGCATTCCGAGGATATACATTGCGCATGTCTTGGCAGTGGCGTTGAGATTGTTGCCGTTGTCTGCCAGAGTCGATGTGATTACACTATCACTTAGGTAACATAAATCACCTGTGTCTGCAATTCTGAGTCTGATTTTTCCAAGGTTTGTTGTGGCGTCAATAATCACGGCATATACTCCCATATTAAGTTACTTTTAGATCGGTTGTATTCGGCAGAGACTATTTGTATATTACCCGACCAATGAAGTCCACATACTAAGTCAGATGTAAGCGGTACTATGTGATCTACGTGCATTTCTACACCAAGCACTTCTTGCCGAAGACTTGATAAATGGTAGATTTCCTGCATTAGAAACTTTTCCCACTCTGTGTTAGCCCACTTAGGTATAGCTTGTTTTAGTTGTGCTTGTCGTTGACGAACCCGGCGATTAAACTCCGATTTATTGCGACTATAATAAGCTAAGCATTTATCATTGTAGGTGCGCCTTTGTTCTGGAGTTTGGTTAGCTCTCATCTCACGTAAACGCTGACGTTCTTTTTCTCGCTTTGTAGGCTCAGAAAGTCTAATCTTTCTGTAAGCCTCTAGGCACGCATTGCACTCTCTACGGAAACCATGACTAGTATCCTTACGTTTTTTGTACTGACTTAATGGAACTTCTTTAAGGCACTTGGTACACTCTTTTGAATTCAATTTAAATCTCCTTAATAAAACAACCTCCGCCCTGCTTAGGCGGGAGGTTGCAGGGTTAAAGAGACTGGCCGATATTTATTCGGCAGAGTCTTACTTTACGTCTTAGTTAGACGAGGTTACGGCTACAAGACTTGCGGGTCTTGTGCAGAAATACAGCGGGGCTGCTTCCATCTCAAAATCTACATACTCGTCACGCTCGTCCATGTAAGTACGCATGAACAGTTCTTGACCTTGCTGGTTAGCTTCCGACATTTTTGCCGATGGGCCAACATAGCCACGGAACAGGTCTTTTACGCCAGTTGCAGTAGCAATACCCGTATCAGCAGCGAAGGCGACTTCCGTAGTGCCGGTTGGCAGATTGAAGGTTGCATCGTACGAAACAAACGTTACGCCACGGAATTCAAACGTGTCCATGATGCCCCACTTCATATAGCTAGTGAGGTCGTCACGCAGAAGCTGCTTGCCGTTGTTGACGTAATACTTGTAAGCCTCTTTCATGTTTGCATGCGAGATAAGCTTGTCGAAGAACGAAGGGTCAACCAGAACTTCGATACCGCCGATAGCGCCACCATTCATTACGTTGGTCGATACAGCCTTTTTCAGCAGGCGAATCTTTTGATCCACGTTAGTACCAGCGGTGCCCAGAACGAAGTCAATCGAAGTTTGCGTTACGCCGAATTCGGTGAACATGTTAGCCATCACGATGCCATCGGGGGTCTTGAAAATACCCTTTTTAGCTTGCAGCTTCATGTACTCTTGGGTTTGATTCCAAGCGCGCTTCATGTCTTCCAGCTTCTCAGCGGTAGCCATAGCAATCGACTTCTCTTCAGTGCGGCCCGGTGCGCGCCACGATTGGATATCATCGCCAGTCAGACGGTCAGCGTGCTTGAAGTAAGCCAGCGGCAGAGTAAAGGTTTCAGCATTACGCTCTTTACCTTGCGTAGCAATCTTGGCACCACGGGCTACTTGTGGCAGCAGAGTAGTTGTGCTAGAGTCTTTATCAAAGATAATCGCAGTTTGGTTGGTGCTTTTGACATTGAAGTCGTTACGGCTGTTGATGTAGCCGTACTGCAATGGGGTTTGGGTAATGCCCTCAACGAAGTCTGCGTTTTTGAAACTGTTGAAGTAGTCACGAACTGTAGTCATTATTTTTCCTGTGTATCTTATCTATTAGACGGAAGTGCGGACAGCGATGCCCTTAGCTTCCAGAGCGGCTTGTACCGTTGCTTTTTGCGGTGCGGTCAGAGCAACACCTTTGTACAGCAGACCGCCATCAGCTACGCCAGCAGGTCCACGGAACAGAATGGTGAACTGTTGCGCGCCAGCGGTAGCCGATGGAACATCTTTTACAGTTTCGATCAGGACAGCTACGTCAGCAGGCAAGGTTGCTACATCAGCAGCAGCTACCCACACCCATACACCGGCGGACAGACGCAGAACAGCACCAACATCCATACCAGCTTCCATAGTGACAGTGGCAGTCTTACGGCAATAGCCGAACTCTGGTGCGTATTCGTGGGCCAGTGAAGCCGACAGGCGTGCGCCCAATGTTGCAAGTTTAGTCATCTCTTATTTTCCTTCGTTTTTGATAAATTGGTTGAAGTGAGTTGGCTTGTTGTCAACCACTGGTTTTACGTCAGCACCTGCCTCTTGGAAGAGTGGGGTTTTTGCTTCTGCATCAAACGATGCGGCCATTGCCGAAACAATAGTGTTAAATGCTACGTCGTCCATCGCGTCCGTAGCTGCCAACAGAGCCTCTGCCTTGTCAGTACCTACAGCAGCTTTGATAGCTTCCGTGCGAGCTTCCAGACGCTTAGTAGCTGCCTGTGTAGCCAATTCTTTCTGAGCATCTTCCGACGCATTCAGGGCAGCAGTGGCTGCTTCAAATTTAGCGTTGAGTTCTGCAAAGGACAGTGCCTTTTCAGCGAGGGCTGCTGTAGCGGTTTCAAGTGCGACCGTCAGTTCTGCTGTTTTATTTTCAGCAGCCGCGAGGGTTGCTTTCTCAATTTCCGTCATTTCTACTTCCTCTGTTGAAAGGGTTTTATCCCCGTTAAAAAACTTTTGAAGATGCTTAAGCATTCTTTGCTCCTTGTTTGTCAGCCATATATTTGCCGAATTGTTTATGGTCCATAATGGCTGTGACCAAACCGTGTTCTAGTGCTGCCTCTGCATGGAACATTTTGGCATTCATTGCCAATACATCCTTGACATCAATACCTGTGTGGGTGGAAACGTGCTCAGCAAATTGATTACCTAGTCGTGTAACATTACTCTGCATCTCTGTGATAAACTCTTTAGAGAATGCGCCAGTGTCGTCAAAGGGCGTCTTACCGGGGGTGGAGGCAATGTAGACAGGCTTCAAGCCAGCATTAGCTAAAGCTTTTGAAGTATCCATCAAAGCTAAAATACACCCTACAGAGCCTGTTTCAGCGGAAGGGTGGATAATGACTTCATCGGCAGGTACACCTAGCGCCAGTGATGCACTCGCAGAGATTGTGTCAATATAGGCAATCCACGTTACGTTATTTTCGTCGCACAGTTCACGTATGGCGTTAGCCGTCGAAAAACAGTGGCTTGCTTGACCCCCCGGTGAGTTATGCACTGTAAGAATAGTGTCACAACCTTCGGCAATCAATTCTTCTGCTTGCTCCAGAATACCTTGATAGCTAGTACCTTGTGGTCCGCACATACCCATAACAGGTTTGTAAGTGACCACGCCGTCGATATTAATCTGCCCGATTGTGCTCAGCTTTTCAGCCTTCACTTTTTCAACAGGCTTAGTGTCTGCGATTAGCGCAAAAGAGTTTCGATTCTGAATGTACTCTACGATAGGTTGCAAAGCTTGCTCTGTGAGAAGATGGGGCGTGTTGTACACAGTCTCCATCAGTCGGAATAGTTCATGTGCCATTATCAGCCTTTATTTTCACTGTTACGGCTAGACTTGTCTTGCCCACCGGGTTTTTTAGAAGTGCCGTCACCTGTTACACCTACTCCCATACCTGCACCGGCTGATGTAGCCTTACCGGCAAGGGTAGTGGAAAGATTATCTTCGTCAATAGGGGCATCATCAGGTTTAGGGTCAAAGCCTCCCACCTCTCGAATCTTATTTAGGACTCCACGATCAACTTCCAAAAGGCCAACTGAAGCAACTCGCTGGAGCCACTTAGAGTGTTCCTCTAAAGAAACAGAACTGATGTCTTTGAACTTGATTGCAGGGAGGCGCGATGTATCCCAACCATTAAGCCTCCAGAGCAACGGTACAAGCTCTGTGTTCAATGTGTTTGCTATCTCAGACAAACGATAAGATACTTGCAATGCAAGCATATTTGTGTCACCATCTTGCAGAGATAAACTACCACCTTCTGCTCCCATTGTCAGAGAATCACAAGACAATACGCTGAGAATATTGGCCTGAAGCATTTTGATAATCAACGGCAGGTCATACGCCTTACCAGATTTACTTTCAAGCATCTGCAAGCTAAACATCTCGTTACCGTCGAGGTCAACTTGCTTAGGTAAGATAACTGCGCTTTGCGTACCATTGGCGATATTGTCTACAATACTCTTTACAACATCGTAGGTAGCTTTTTGGCCCACACTCGCATCTGGAGACATGAACTCAGCCGGTAACTGCGCAAAAGGCAAACCTGCAATATCCTTACTCACGCCTACCATCATAGAGTCAGTGAGAAGTGTTAGTTGCTTATAGGCAAGATATGCGCTGCGAAGTATGCTGACTCCCTCTGGATTGTCATCTACCGGATCAGCACGAAACAGAAGGAACTTTTCCCTTGGGATTTCGATATGGCCTTGCTCGTCTACGATATTTTGAAAGCGCTGTGGGTTCTCTATGTTACGGAGGCTTTGTGATAGGCTTACCAGTTTTCTACCGTCTTCGCTAAAATTCCAACGTGCAATACTGTTTTGGGGCCGATTTTTAAGACCTTCCAAGCCTACTAAGCCATCGTCGTGTTTACTACCATTCTTCTTAAGCCTGCGACGGAAAACCATCTCACTAACTTGGTGGCCGTACTCTTTGTAAGTAGAAATACTTTGCATAGTAGCTTGCCACGAATTATCCATGTCATGCAACACAGACAACAAGAACTCACGACGCACTTTATCAGTAGCTGTCTCACCCGTAATAGGTTCGACAGTAACCTCAGAGCGATTCATTAGAGTATTCAGAGCGCCCAACGCTATGCTGACAGGTGGAGAGTATTTCATCTCAGACACCACTTTAAGCATGTTTGGGTAGCGGAATTGTTGGTTAGCTTCCTCGTAGATTTTACCGGAGGTAGTTTTTAATGCGGAAACTCCTGTCTCGCTGAGCTTAATGCGCGGCAAGCTAATACCCGGATCAGCGGCAATTGCAGAAGATGTGTCATTGCCCGTAGGCGTCTTATTGTCAGCCATAGGCGTATCTACTCCTCGATTAAAGGCCATTATAGCATAGTAGTGTCTTAAAGTCAAGGACTATTTTACATATAATGGCGGTTTTACTTAAATAGTTGGTACAGGGGATGCTTGCGTGCTACTATGGAGCACTACATCTGGCATAATAGTTTGTCGTGCCAACATTGTAAAAGCGTCAGAAACAGCATCCACCATATCATCCTTGTTTGATTTTTGAATTTTTAAATCTGCCGAGAATGCTTCAAGCTCATTAAAGAAGGCTTCATTCCAGTCGCCCCGAACAACCCGTACAGCGCCCGCTTCTGCAATGGAGCAGAAAGGCATGTAACGAATATGCTTACCTTTACCTGCTGTGGTGGGGGCCATTCTGCAAGGGACGCCATTTTCAGCAAGCGTGGTTCTGTAGAAATAAGCAGCACTTTTTCCAGCAGCAGCAGGGTCCAATGGGATGCAAACTTTACAATCTTCCACACCATCTGATAATGCCGTAGAGACAACTGTTTTTAGAACCTTGTCAGTAGTGTCTCTAAAGCGCACAACATCTTCTACGTAGTATGTGCCAAACCTATCCCGGCTCATCTTTACCCCAACCGTGTAGTCTGGGTTATTAGTCTTAGTTTCTGCCTCCGAAGCAAAGTCCCAAGCCCTTACCCTTCCAGTCACATTCGGAGGTACAAAGTCAACTATCGGAGTCCATTCCCGATTAAAGAACATGCTCCCTTGCTCACGAGCCGTCCAGCTACCGTGGAGAAATTTAAGCTGGTTCACGTAAGGTTGTGCTAACAGGCTTGCCAAATAAGAGTTATTATTCGGAGGCATCAGATAAGGGTTGTCAAACACATTGGTAGGAACAAACCTGAAGCTCTTTGGCATGAATAGCGTTTTCTTTTCAGCCTCCGTGAGTTTATTCATCTCTTCCCTAGGCATCTTATGTGCGTAGATAAGACCTTTTTCTTTCCCATACAACTCGTAACACTCTTCAGGGCTATCTGCCCACTTAGCTTTGTTATCCTCTACACAAAACCACCTTACTCTGTTCTCTGTGCCCTCGACAGGTACTCCAGTGTCAGGGTCAAGGCAAAAATCAACCCAATTTTTTAGAAAAGAGTTGACATCAGGATTGCAGGTAAGGATAAGTTGAGGGTGAATCTTAGAATCTGCGGTACGCATACGAGACTGCAAGAATAGCACTTGCTTCTCAGTCCACTTGTCGCCAGCTTCGTCCACCATAATACGGGTAAACTGGCTACCTTGCCACGATCCTAAATCTTCATCCGACGAGATAGCACCAAAGGAGATTTCAGCGCCACTAGGGAATTGCCAAACTTTAGCTTGCGTCTTGTACGGAATCTTGGTAAAATCTGTGTAAATCTTCTTACTCTCGTCAATGAGAGCACCACCCTTTTTAAGTTCAGGCTCATAGCGACGGAGGATAACACAGCGAAATTCCTTATCGCGTATGCCATCCAAATTCTTTGTCAGACAGATGCGGGACTTGCCGCCGCCAGCGCCGCCGCCCATAAGAATAACATCTGTTGTGTTATCTTGCAGAATGATCTGCTGCTTTATTGAGCACGGGCCGTACGTCTTCTTGTCTTTTTTAACCATTGTTTTACTTTCTATAAACAACAAAAACCTAGCTACCATTTCTGATAGCTAAGCCATTGACTGTGCTATGCGGCCACTCTACCTATGCCTACATAACATGAGCACACATTCTTGCGCCCCTCACCACTATAACCTTCTCAGGCTAATCTTAAATTAGGTGCCGTGTCTTGACGCCCCTATGTCGCCCTTGTACAACTCTCCTGAAATCCGACACCGCCACGATACGAGCAAGAGTTGACGGTGCGACCGTCTGCGGCCTGTGCAAGCAGGACTTTCATCTTCAGGTAGCGACCTTCAGATTCTTTTAGCATTTCTGCTATAATACTTTAAGGCCCAGTGTAGTAATATACGTTAATACGCCAGATTACTCCTGCACCCGGTGCCGGTGCTGCAACGGTCGTAGCTGTGTTGGCGGTTGTGGACTTGATAGGGTTATCGAACGTGATTGACTCGTCACGCTGAGTGGCACCAACTACCATTGCGTTGCCTACCGTCCAAGCCAAGCCGCCCGGTATGTTGGTTGTCGTCACCACCAATGCAGCCGTACCAGTTAAAGCTGCGGTGGCGGTTCGCATAATCTCAATACCTGTTATATAGTGAAAAAGCCCGACACCCGGCAAAGGTAGTGTCGCTGTTACAGCAGTGGCGGCGGCGGCAGTAGCAGTAAATGTTACAGAAGGGGGTGTATTCACCCTCATACCGTTTGTGGCGTCACCCCTCTGACGGTCCCAAGTAGTGCCGTTCCACAACATCTGATACGACAAAGATTCTTCAAAGTCGTTGTCATTTGCGCGCCCATCTTGGGGGCGAACAGAGCTAGGCTTTTTAACCGCCCTACTATACAATGTCTGAATACGCAGAGCAGTTGTGAGTGTTGGTCCGTTAGTGTAAACTATCCGGAGAAACTTCTGCTGCACTGCAAAACTAAATGATTTACCAGTTGCAGCAGGAACCGTGAACACATCTGTGAAGTCCCAATTCACTCCGTCACTAGACTGTTGTAGTGAGAAGCCGTCTGTGGCACTGGCATGGCTAGAGAACAACCCCACCATAATCATTGAGAATTCAGACACATCCTCAGATGCTCCTGTGAATACGGCGTTAGCTGCCAGATTAACTGTTGTACTATTTACTGTGGAAACTACTCCGTTTTCTTGTGCGACAACACGCAAGTTACCGAAATTAGACAACGTATTCGGCTGCGTATCCATGATACCGAAGGTAGTCTCTAAGACAAATGTAGTGGTTGCTGCTGCGCCCGTATTAGTCACACGCACACGCATGTAGTTACCGGGCAAGGTGACATTCTCATTCAGTGGGACACCAGCCAACCTTGTGAACGTGTACGTAGCCACTAACTGTGTACCCGCCAAATCAATAAACTGGTCAATGAAGACGTTGTATGGCTGGTCGCACTTAATCATCACTTGTGCAGCTTGAAGCGAGAGTACAGTTTCAATACCACCTGTGAATGTCGCACCAGCAGCAAGCTGCACAGAACTGTTGTTGACAGTGCTCGAAGGGTAAGTTAGTGCTGTAATCTGCACACCGTTACTCACACCGGGGGTAATTTGGTTAATACCTGCCAACACAGGCAAGCCATTAGCAGCATCCACATCCCGTAACACACCATCGCTACCAAAGCCAACTTTCATTCGTTGAACTTTTTCACCTGTGACAATAGCGCCACCGTTAAGCGTAGTGAGTTCGTCGGTGGAGATAATCTGCCCAGTGGCGGGGAGTGTTGAATTGTCAGCCATGAAGGCTCCTTATAATTAGATGGGCCTTGTGGCAGTTGTTCTTGCTGAGTTCTTCAGCTAGAGATTACTCACTCTTGCGAGGCTGTGAAAACACACAGTTTTATTGCCTAATCAAGCATAGTTACTTCCGGGATATCGCACACTGGTTGCAATAATTTGGTTATCCAGTCTTAGCTGGCCCGAACTCTGGTGCCGCCTAGAGAAGTCGAATCCCTGACATCCAGATTACAAATCTGGCGCTCTGCCAACTGAGCTAAGGCGGCAAAATCTTTAAACGTTCTGGATTTGTGTGAAATCTATATCAGGACTATCATCATCCTCAACCAAACCTCTTACCCTATCGGGGTTCTTACTTTCAAGCAACATCCTCTGAATGTCGTCTGTGTTAATAATTACTTCACATTCTTTCCTAAGATCAAGAAGCTTATTAGCTGCTTGTAAGCGTACTCGCTCATCAGCACTTTTAAGCAAGGCTACCAGTATCTCTACTGCGCCCTCTGTTTCTTTCGATAAATCTCGTAGCATGGACTTTAAGCCATGACTTGTCTTACGCCGGAAGTCGATTTTCTCTTCGCGTAACTTGAGATGCGCTCCGATATGTCCCCCGTTATGTGTTTTCTCTAATAAAACGATTATACACTATCACCCCCTGTTTTGTCAAGCTTTTTCTCAATAGTGTAATATTGTGTTATCTAATCAACAAGTTATCGCATAAATTTAGCTTGACAATATCGACACTATGCAGTACAATAGGTTTTGAATGTCTGCAACACCCCTCCAAATAATTCCCCTTGACAAGCCCACAATCGCATTGTAAAGTGGCCTTACATACACAACGTAAGGAACAAGTTATGCCCAACACCTACCATAAAGCAGACACTGACGAGGATATGATTGGCCTCAATGTTTACTATAAAGACTCCAAAGATAAGCTTTGCCAGTATTTTGTGACAAGCCCTATCATGGACTTAGAGGACGCAACACACCACTGCCGTGACCAAGTTATAGGTAAACTACAGTCCGATAAAGAGTGGCGTAAGAACCAAGCTATCTTAGCAGTAGTCAAAGGGGGCAAAGCTTGAGCGCCCTAGACGACATGGTGGCCTCCATCGAGCAACACGAAGCAGACAATGAGCTTTATCATAGTTTGTATTTTATTCCACAATGTTACAACACCCAAGAGGACACTCTTAATGACTGAAAAAGAAACAAAATCTGTAATGGCTCACAGCCTGTACGACATGGGGCAGAAGTTGAATGAGCTTTATGCTGAAGGCTACACTATCCGAGAAGGCTGGCCTATTCAGATTGGCTGGATGTATGATGTGCAGATGGAGAAAGACGTTGTTAAGAAGCAGAGTGTTGGTCGTCCCAAAGCAGCATAACTAGGAATAATATGAAAAGAACTCCTATTACACGTAAGAAAAAGATTGCTGACGAAGTTGTTAAGCCTTGTGCTAAAGAGAAGTTCTTTGCTGAGCTTGCTGAAGGTGAGTCGCTACGTAACGGACCCTCTGTTAAGTATGTCCCTGCTACACCGAATCTAAAGAAAGCAGTTGCGATGCTCCGCGACGGTGTGCGGATTCTGTTCTTGCAAGGGTCGGCAGGCACAGGAAAATCAATGCTCGCAGCTTGGTGGGCAGCGACGCTCATGAAAGAAAAGAAGATTGAGAAGATTTATCTTGTGCGTGCTAACGTGGCAACTGGTAAGTCGGCTGGCATGCTACCGGGCACAGAATTTGAGAAACTTCAGCCCTTTTTTGCACAAACATTGGAACACCTAGCTAAATTCATGGGGCAGGGGTACATGACCTACTGCCTTGAGAAAGAGCTTATAGAGCTTAAGAGTGCAGAGTACATGCGTGGACGGTCTTTCGAGAATGTCTGCATAATCGGAGAGGAATGCCAGAATTTCACAGCAGATGACTTGGAAATGCTGCTGACTCGCCTTGGTAAAGGCACTACATACGTTATGACAGGTGACTCTAAGCAGAATGACTTACGTGGAATGAGTGGTCTGCAATCTACTCTGTCCCTAATTGAAAAAACTTTGGCAGAACAGCCCGACTATCTTAGCGATGAGGACTTAGATAACCTCTCCCTTATCGGCAGTGTTGTATTTATGCCAGAAGATTGTGTGCGGGATGGTGTGACTCGCTCCCTAGTTAAAATGTACTATTACCAGTAGGAATAACATGCACAAAATTGAATACCTTAACAGCCGTCCTAAGCGCGGCTACGACGATGGCTCCCCTAGTGAGTTCCTTGTAGGCTACACACCACACAAGAGCGGCACCTACAGGATTGAAATTGATGACATCCTAGAGAGTGTTTCTCAGTTCTCCACAGCCATCCAAATCCTTGAGCAAGCTAAAGAGGACGATGAAGTTGTTATCTACCTGCAAACTTACGGTGGGTCAGTAAATGCTGGAGAGGCTTTTATCCATGCTATGCGTAAGTGCGAGGCCCACATCCATATCGTTGCTACTGGCGGCGTTCATAGCATGGGCACTTGCATCTTAATTGAGGGAGACAGTATCGAGTTGTCTTACGGCTTTAACGCTTGCCTTCATTGTGGCTCAGATGGTGCTGGGGGAAATGTTAATGAGTACATGGCTAAGAGTAAGTTTGACCATGAGTTCAAGACGCGACAGTTCCGAGAAAGTTATGAAGGCTTCCTCACTGAGAAAGAGCTTGATGCTATGTTAGATGGAAAAGACATTTGGCTGGATGCCGAAGGCTGGATGAAGCGTGCTATGAAGCGTAGTGAATACTTTAAAGCTAAGTTTGAGGAGCAAGCTAAGCCACCCCGTAAGCCACGAGCTAAGAGGGCTGCTAAGTCCCTTGACACAGCACAAGCAACGTAATACTATGGCCCATGCTCACAAGGCGTGGGCTTTTTCTTTGGAGAATTGTATGACATGTATTATCGCTATTAAAGACGGCACAACAATCCACATGGGTGCAGACTCCGCAGGAACTGGAGGAGACTTCTCACAGCGCACTCGCAACGACAGTAAGATTTGTCACGTAGGTCCATTTATGTTTGGCTTTACAACTAGCTTCCGCATGGGCCAACTTCTGGCACACTCTTTCGTAGCCCCTGACCGTGACCCACGAGTAGCTGTTGATAAGTTTATGGCTACCACTTTTATCGATGCTATTCGTAGCTGCTTGAAGGCTGGGGGATTTGCTACAAAAGATAATGACGCAGAAGTTGGTGGGCAGTTTTTGGTAGGTTATGAGGGCCGTATCTTCCAAGTATTTAGCGACTACCAAGTTGCTGAAAGTGCTCTTGATTATGAAGCTGTGGGCTGCGGTAGTGAGATTGCTCTTGGTAGTTTACACACTACAGGTGTACATACTATTATGAGTGCTAAGAGCCGCATTCAGGTTGCGCTGGAGGCTGCTGAGGAGTTCTCGGCGGGTGTACGTAGGCCGTTCGTGTGGAGTGTTCAGGAGCCTATGTTATGACTTCTCCTAAAACAGATTTACAACTCCTCTTCGAGTCTATACGCCACACTATCGCCACTAAACATCAGGTGCCAAAACACTTGACAGAGGCTGAGTTAAAGGTTATCATGAATCTTTTAAAGCCTATTAATGAGAGGGATCGTTGTGAGTGAAAGATTTATTATTAGCGACACCCACTTTTCACATCGTGGGATTGTAACCTTTACTACCAAGAATGGCAAGCCAGAACGTCCTTGGGACACCATCGAAGAAATGGATGAAGCTCTTGTCAAGAACTGGAACAGTGTTGTTGGCCCAAAAGATAAGGTGTATCATCTAGGAGACTTCTGCATTAACAGGAGTGCTTTGCCAATCTGTGCTCGCCTGAACGGGATTAAGAGGCTTATCAAAGGCAACCACGATGTGCTTCGGATGGAAGAGTATGCACCTTACTTTAAGGATGTGCATGGAAGCTATCCGTTGAATGAGTTTATTCTTACTCATATTCCGTTGCATCCACAGGCTGTGGCAGAGCGGTGGAAGGGTAACTTTCATGGGCATTTGCACAGTGAGAGAGTAATGAAAGAGCCTGACGAATACAGCTTTGACATTGGTGGCACAACGATTATTGAGAATGTAATCGACCCACTCTACCTCTGCCTGAGTGCAGAACAAGTTAATTACACACCGATTAGTTATGAAGATGCTGTTAAACGTTGGGAGGAACAACAATGAAAATTAACTGTGGGCCTACTGCGGCAGAGCGCAGGCTGAAACGTAGGTCAGCCAAACAAGAGTGGCATGATTTCTTTGTCTTATGGCCTAGACGAGTTGGTAAAGGGGATTGTCGGTGGCTTGAAGTTATTCAACGTAGGGGGTATTACCACTATTATTGGGGCTATGAATATCGTGCAAAAGGGAAGAAATGACAATTAAAATCATCACAAAGGGTGTAGACCCTAAGACAATCCCTATGCGGGGCACTTGCCACAACTGTAAGACTGTGGTGGAGTGTGCTAAAGAAGATGTGAAGCAATATTATAGTAATCAGCGAGACATGGATGAAGGGTATAGTTATGTAGCTTGCCCTCTATGTAGTGTACAGATTACTGTGAAGGAATACAACCCACCTGTAATTAATAACACGGTGTGGAGGGACTATACTCGTGAGTGAACCCTTGTCAGATGATGTTATTGAAGCACTGAAGCTTGATGGGCGCTGGCCTAGAGATGACGATGATAATTAAAGACGGCTGGAAGCTCACAGGCACAATGCGTTGGGAGCCTGTTGAATGGGATGTAAAGGAAACTTGCAATTCTTGTCTAGGTAGGGGCAAGTCTGAATACGATTGGGACAACAACCATTGCACAGAATGTGGTGGGAATGGTTTTAGGATTGTTTGTAGAGAGCGTGGCAAGCAGCCTGATGTACCAGAACACTTAGCTCAGTGGATGAGGGATGCTTATAAGGAATGGGGGGAATTGTATGGCTCTAGTTATACGTGAACACAAAAGTAGCTCCTACGGCCCTCGCACATATGCTAATGCTAATGATGCTGATGTGACGATTGCTCTGGCTGTGGATTATTCTACGGCTGGAGAGAGGCTGACGCATAAGGCTGCTGGGGGGAGGTATTTGAAGCTTGATATTTTCAATACCAGTGTTATAGACTGTGCAAGGCTACTTTGGAAGCGGCTGCAAACCGCTGAGGGTAGTGTTATAAATGTAGCTGGTAATGGTATTTACACTCTAGCCAAACATGGGTGGACTCAGGAGATTACTAATGGGTTAGTGTACCATATGTTAGATTTGGTACATGAACATCATCCTATCACAAAGATAATCTCCGGTGGACAAACTGGAGTAGACCTAGCTGGAGGCTATGCAGGGTGGAAGCTTGGGATTGACACTGTGATGACGTTGCCCAAAGGGTTTAAGCAGAGGGGTGCTGATGGGGTTGATAGGGAGCACACTGAGGATGAGATTTGTAAACAAGTTATTGGATAGTGTAGATAACACTTGACAAACTAGCATACCTATGGTATAATGTATTTAGTAGAGGATATTCTCTCATTTACATTATACAGGGGAAGTATGGTTGACAAGGAACTAGCAGTAAAACTTCGTAAGCGCGGCCTCACCTATCAGCAAATCGCTGGTACAGTGGGGTGCTCTGTTATCTGGTGCAAGAAAAACTTAGTGGGTGTGAAGCAGGAATTTGCCGATGTGGAAGGTCAAGTTGATGCTAAGCTGACAGCTATCGCTATTCTGGAAGATGCTCTGATGAAGTTAAGGAGTATCTAGGGATGAAGTACGTGCGTGTTAAAGATGAGTTTATAGGCAGATCGTTCGGTGTAGGTGAGCATCTTACCGTCGTGGAGTTAGGTAGTATGCAGGGTGATAAGAAGCTGTACAAGCTGTACTGCTCTGTTTGCGCACAAGACCCTGAGTTGTTTGGTGACGGTGTGTTCGAGATGACAAAAGGGAACATCCTTAAGGGTGCAATTCCCTGCGGTTGTTCTGCTAACCCTCGGTGGAACGAGCAACAGAGTGTTATCCGTGTAAAACGTAAGCTGTCTGGTAGTCAAACATCTTTTGTAAGCTTGGCTGAACCTTACCACGGCACAGAGACTAAGCTTACGCTCCACTGTAATAAGCACAACCTTACTTGGAGTATAACTAATTTTCACGTCTTACTAGGTAAGAAAACCAAAGGAATGTGTATAGAGTGTGAAAAAGAGGTTATCTCAGATAGGAGGACTGCGGACGAGGGGAGTGTAATTGAAAGTATTGTCGCCACCGGGGCATTTCCCGAGGGTTCAACTTTCTGGCGAACACCTTTGAGTAAGCCTAAACAGTTTGGGCACTCTGCCGGCTACTATTGGGGTATGCTTTGCGGCGTGTGTAGCTATGATGAATACGTTGATAATGGATTGTGTGATGGTGTATTTATAACAAACCTAACAGAGTTGCAGCAAGGTAGAAGGCCGTGCAGGTGTAGCAAACATTTTAGGTGGACTCTTGCACAACGTGAATACCAAATAAAACGGGAGTTAGATAAATCCGAGACTCCCCTAAATTTCGTAAGTTTTAAATATGAGAAAGCAGATATACATAAAACTGGCAGATTAAAGTTCTGGGCACATTGCGAGAAGCATAGCACGTATGTAGGCAGAGTGGGTGAAGTTGGTATAAAAAGCCTCCATTGTCCAGAGTGCTCTACAGGTGGTGGTTTCAAAGTATCTAGGAAGGGCGTAGTGTACGTGTTGAAGGTACAAGATACAGGTGGGCAATGCTTTACAGGTTTTGGAATATCAACAGACTACAAGAAGCGTGCCGCTGACCACAATCGAAATCTAGAACGTGCTGATATGTTTATATCCGAAGAAAGAGTCTTTGACTTTCCCGGAAGGACAGCACTAGCGGTAGAGAACGAGATTAAAAAACTTTTTCCGTGCCTACCTCAAGATATTAAGGGTTTTAGGAAGGAGGCCACACATAGTTCACTCTACGACGATGTAGTATCTTATGTGCAATCTCGTCATACCTCCAACAACTTGTTAGCTGCCTGATTAATTTGCTTCTCCCATCGAACCTGATACTCATCGGGCTTATCTCCCCAAGTCTTTACAGTCTGGAGTAGGGTGTTCTTATCCACAGAATGCTCTGCTGCCAGCTTTGCCCATGATACTCCCTCAGCACGCCCCTTCACACAAGCCCTCAGTGCTTTGTGGCTGACCTTCATTCTCCTGCCTAGTAACGTCCCCTCAGCCTTTGTACGAGCTAACCCTGCCTTAGTCCTGATGGACAGGGACTGCCTCTCTACGTCTGCAATCAGTGACATCAGGTGAACTAGAATCTGCCCTGCCATACTGGTAAGGTCCACATCTCCAAGGGCCAAGCAACGAAGCTTGATTTCCTTTTCTTTAAATCGTTCCACAGTGTTTAGGATATCAATAGCATTACGTCCCAACCGGTCTAAACTGACTGTGACTACTTCCGAGCCAGCTACAGCCTTCTCCATGAGCTTGCTGAACACAGGCCGATCAAGTGCGTTAATCTTACCACTCACGCCGTCCTCCGAGTACCACTCATCGACAACAAACTTTGCGTCTTCAATAGTTTTACGCTGGTTATTCGTAGTTTGGCCTTTGTCCGTAGACACACGTAAATACGCATACACTGCTGGCTTACTAGCTTCCATGCTAATCTCCTAATCGTCATTGTGAGGCTAGTATTACATCAAGTAGGTAGGCTGTCAAGCGTTTTCCATCAAGTTGTAAAGGCTTATCTGACGCTCCCTCAGCGCTGTCCATCAACATACCCTAGTGCTACTACCTAGTAACCGTTTCGGAGCCTCTTACACCCCTTAAAATGGCTGCAAAACGACAGTAATTTGTAGTGAATCTGAAGTTAAATACGTTAAAAAATTTATGGAAATAAGGCTTTCGAGGTGTATTAAGGGCTTCTAGAAAGGTAAATATCCGAAAATTTTTATAATTTTTCTGGAAAATGACCCTGCTATTTTGGCCTAAAAAGCGCAAGAGTGGTTTAATAGAGCAAGGACTGTGCCATGTAAACGTTGTCAGAATGGTAAAATATCTTGTGACTTTGATAACGTTCTGTACACTAAGGATCGTTTATGTATGCCTGTCGAACGATTCTCATACACTTTATTGTCATTCATCAATCGCATAACCCTATCGACTCGTTTACCAATTTCCCCTTTAGAATCAAGGCTTAGGAAGAATCGACCCCTTCTGCCAGTCACTCCCCATCTCCCTCCCACATTCACCCTGTCCACCTACTCCCCGTTGTCAAGACTCATTTCACGTACATACACGTTATCATTCTGTCATGATGTTGTAAAGAAACATTGCTTGGTGGTAATAGGATGACTGTGTTGTCACTCTGTCCACATAGACAGGATGGTCTACTCTGTCCCTAATAAGAAGAAGGGCGCGATGAAGCGCTTAATCATTAGCCAACTGACTAACTATAATAGTTATCCACAGGGTACACGTAAGTTATCCACAATGTGTTGTCTATACTACCACACAACACCATACTTATCCACAATACGATGTATAGTAAGCAACATAATAGCATACTTATCCACGGGGTTATCCACAGGGTTATCCACAGGGTTATCCACAGGGTTATCCACAGGGTTATCCACAGGGTTATCCACAGGCCACCTTATACACACTACTACATACAGTGTTCTATCATAGACTACCACTACCTGTAGTGTTATACACATCACCCTATATAGACAAGCTTCTATATAACCCTACGTTATAACGCCTATACGCCCCTGTACGCCCTTCCACTGTCCGCCCTACATACACCCCTACCATGTACATAGTACGCCCTCCTAGCCCCTGTATAGCGGCCCTATGCGCCTCATAGATAGGACGTTACACCCTGTAAGGCATCATCTATGTGCATAGCAGGAACGTGAAAAGAGGCGCTACCCTTGCGAGTGCGCCCTCTACATATTTCTACTACGTTCTTACCTATACACACCTACTAACGGCATAGTTGCCTCTATAGCAACCCACGTACGCTGGTCTGTGTACAGTCGGTCATCCTCCCATGCTTCTTTGATGATGTTCTCTATGGCAAGCCTAAGCCTGTTATTCTCTTCTTGTAGTTGCCCTATGTCCATGCTATACCCTTATAGGAAAGCCCCTTGCGGGGCGGTTGTCTTACTCTACTGCAATCCACTCTTTCACAGTCTTGATGGCGCGCTCTGCTTGACGTTGCTTATTATGTGCCACCACGTAAGCCTTACCACTCTGCACCCATGCGCCATCCTTCAGGTACTCATTGCGGACCATGCCAGCACCCACTACCACGCGCACCTTAGTACCCTCGCTGTAGTCGATCTGGTAAGCCATCTCAGTAGCTTTGTTGATGCTGTAGGCTGCGCAGTTGATGATGGTGACTTGTGTCATGGTAGGCTCCGGGGTTATGTGTTTTGCTTCAGTGATTCCATCATTACACGCCACCAGACCGAATACAAGGATTATTTCACTTATTTTAAATTAGTTTTACCTTGTGTTGTAGATGGTCGAGTCTGGGTTAATCAACCGGCCCTCGCCGCTGAGAAGTTTATTCTCGCACAGCTTAAGAGACATTGCAAGGGTTATTCGCTGCGCTCGTCACTACTTCGTAGGTTATTTACCACTCCCCAAACTCCCCCACATTATCTTGCACTAACCTCTCTTGATCCTCATCAAACCACCCGATGCACCACTCTTGATAGATATCTGTGCGCCACTGGTAAGGGCAATCTTGCAACCTGAATCCGTGCTCCCTGCTCCATCGGCCTTTTTCATAGGCGCTATGCACGTGTCTAGGTGTGCATTTGTGCAAACCGTTTGGATGGTAAAGACTCACATCACTATCCACTAATAACAACAGTCCCATCCTTCATCGCCTTGACAACAAACACCACATTTGGAGCATACATGACTACGCCAGTAGTCAGACTCTTCCCCATGCTCTCCCCAACAACCTCCACCTTCATACCAGCGTCGGACAACATGGCTTTATAGAAGCCTGAATACTTTACTGTATCAGACATCACAATACGCGCTACAACCTCCACAGCGGCCCTAGGCGACGTTGCATTAACATAGCCTATGCTCTGCCCTTCAATGAGCATGAAAGCACCTGTAAAGGGTTTAGGAGTCTGTCCGTTAATCAGAGGTACATTGTTAGCCACTCCGGGAATAGCTGCATTAATGGCTGCGCTGTTGTCCGCAATAGGAGCATTGTTGCTAGAGCCTCCCCCACCTCCACATGCTGAGAGGAAGAGGGAAGCGGAAAGGATTGTTAGGATAGAATGTTTCATGATTTTTGCCTTAAGTAAAATGTTAACTAATAAGAATCTGCGCAACTTCCTCAACAAGATATTCTCTAGTTGTCCAATTTACAACTACAGCGTAATAGTGTTTATTGTCGTCATCATTCCAATACGTACTTATGCTCTCGAAGTTTTCATACACTGTGCTATCGTTATTCTTGAATATAATTCTGATGTTCATGGCTTAACCTTTGCCAGTGCGCGAGCTACAGTGGCGATGCCTTCGTCCACGCTGCCAAACATTGCTTTCAACTCGGCGCAAGTGAATACAGCACCGTTGATGAATGTAACGCTACCGTTTTTGATTGTGTGCATTTTAGGCTTTCGTTGTTCGCTTCAGAGAACTAATCATCTCACGTATTAAAACACATTGCAAGCTTTATTTACGCTGTCTCAAACAACACGTCAGGCTTGAGTGTAAGCGAAAGACAATCCTCATACTCTGCACCCTCCCATCCCTCGCACCAGTTGTTGAAAGCAAACTTTTGCATTACATACTGATAAGGATTGTTAAAATAGCTGTAGTCATCCTTAAAAGCTTTGTAACCCTCTTCGTAGTATTGATTTTTCATCGCTCAACCCTCCGAAGGAAACAACACATTATGACAGACATCTTGCACCGACAAATGAAAGTCTTTCGATCCATGCTTAGGCCATCCCTTATTCTGCAACACTGGCAACACGTTGTTGACAATCCACAGTTCACGGCTGTCTACGTCCAAGTCAAGATACTCATAGGCGTTAATGTTGCACGTCTTAGCATTGCCCATGATGTACAACACTTCATCAGCAATACGGCCATACACCCATGATGCTTCTGTGTAGCTTGCCATGAATTCGTTTGCAATGTCTTGTGTGGTCATAATAGGCTTTCGTTTGTTCGCTTCCAATTCTGCGCTACGCTTGTCGTTCGCTTGCTGCTCCAATGAACACATAGTCTCACACTACCTTACAAGCTGTCAACAGGAAATTGAAAGAAATTGTGTGTTGTTTAAAAAGGACAATTTTCGTCGTCCTCTAGTTCCCTCATGCGGCGCTGTTCGGCCTCTCTATCACGTTTAGCTTTGTCATAGTCTGCCTGAGAGTGATACCAGTCGCCATAGTATTGCTGTTTAAACTCATTCTTAGGCACCACCACGGCATCACCTAACGGGTATGGCGTATCTGTGTTAGATTGCACATTAGTGGGCTCTGAAGGCTTGGTAAGCTTGTTCTTAATCGTTCCACGATCTGGCTTAGGCTCTGCCCTACATGCCATAATCTTAGGCAAGTTAAGATCATAATTGTTAGACACTGCCCGGTTGCCTCTCAGTCCTCCGCGAGTGTGTGTCATCCAGCACTTATCCTCTAACCCTCTTACAGCCTCATTTACCGTACGGCTTTTAATATGGCACTCATTGGCAAGCGTCTCGACAGAAGGGAAGCATAAACCGCTTTCCCCATTACGGTGCATTGACAAGTGTAGCAGTACATCATATTCACGCTGCATCAGGCCGGAGTTATTTAGATTCACATTCTGCATAATGTGCTTGGTTAGATCGAATTGTGTTTGTCTCGTCATTGCTACCCCTATTTAGAGTCGTTAGTTGTTGTATGATGCATTCCAGACCGAAAGCACCGATAGACCTGTCACCCCTTAAAAGGTTGAACAAGTCAGCCGTCCTAGAATCTAAGTTAATAGACACTTTCATATTGTATAAGCTTTCATTATAGCACGATTGTTACTTCTCGTCAAGATGTAATTATGTACAGCCTGTACGTACAAACAGCACTGCATATGTATACACCACTGTACAGATATACAGTAGTTGCTAGTCTCTCCATTACGCATATAATGTATTAACCATTGCGCATATATTGCAAGAACCACCCTTCTTTTTATACATTATTTGCGCACTAATAAAGAAGGTTGAATAAAGAAAAGAAAAAAGAAGTTAGCACTACTAACAAAGTCAAGGACAACAGCAACCCCCTTGTTCTCTGTCTGCCTACCGGCCTACTGTCCCCACTGTGGATACTTCGGCCTGTCGGCCGCGTCTGTAGTGCTATCTTATCTAAAGCAATCAAGGCATGCGAATCCTTCGCTACGCTCAGGACATCGGCTCGCTGCGCTCCCCTCGCCACATCTCCCGCTGCGCGTCAGCCGTGGTTCTTACGGTCTACAATGTTATTGTGCAAAAGCTCTTAGCGCAGCCGCAAGGCTGTAAGACAATATTTGTTGGGCACAATGCATAGCATTACACAATTAAGAGGCATGCGCCGACTGAGCTAGTAGAGGGCTACTTCTGCAAGTAAACACTACTGTCTACGCTACCCTTGCCCGGTGTCGTGCTCCACAGTGTAGGATTGCAATTCACGTTAGCACCACACTCAGCGTATAGAGCCTTACCAGCTTTGATAGTACTTTGTGAGTGTCTAGCCATGAAACAATCAAACTCCCCCTCTTGCCATTCTGTGTGAACGTCCATACCGTCAGCTATCGCAGCAGCTTTAAGTTCTGCCGAACGCTTGTTGAAGGAAACAACTTGATTCTTGCAGCGGTAGATAGTGGACATGTTGTGTTCTCCTGTTGGTGTATAGCTAGAATAGCACATGCATTGTCCCTGTCAAGTTTTATTTGCTCAGTTCTGCAACAAACCTAATAATAGCATTTTTGGCATTCTTTTCTTTCTGTTTGGCAATTACTAGGTCTTCGTCGGGAACATTGTAATCGTCACACTCTTGTTGCACCCATGCAAGACTTACACAAGCGTCTGAATATTTGTTAAGTAGTGTTGATAGTGTAGGTTTGCGTAATGTCATTTGTCTGGTCCATTAAAAACTAATAATTCCACTCTTACCACGCTGTACAGTAGCTTCCCCTGTCACCGTAGTGATATCCTTAACCCTGCTCATCACAACCACACTAGTAATATTGTCATCCAAGCAATCGACACCAATGACAATCTCTTGTGTAGCCCTCTGCAATAACGCATTCAACTGTGACACCTCTATGCGAGCCATACACGGCCCGTTAGTGTGCATGCCCTGCGGATTACTCGCATCATGAATCGCACGCTCTACGGCCCGTTTAATGAAGTCTGGAAGCTTAAGCATCAATGCACCGCCGCCAATTTAATCTGTCTCTTATCCCACTCCCCAGAAAACAACACCAGCGCAGCAAAGCACGCCTCATGCCATTCCGTGTTAGGATATTCCTCCGCAGCCTTAGCCAAGTCGCCCACACATTCCAGCGTTTGCTGGCGTAGCTCTGCGTCTGTCAGGTTGTTCATGTATTCTGTTGTGTCCATATCATCTCCCTAAATAGTCCTTAAATCGCAATTCCTATGAATCCACCAAAGCACCTCTTGTGTATTCTCGATAGTGTATCCCTCTACGTAACAATGACCAATCACATAGTCAAATGGTGCACACTCTTCCATCACCTCACCAGCGCAAGATAGCTTGCAAAGGACAATTCCTTCGCTGCTGCCTAGCCAATCAATACGTACTTTCATCACACCACCCTATCAAACAAAACTTCCACACTAAACACATGGTGCAAGAACTTCCCATCCACCTCTTGCAACAGGTATTCACCCTTCTGTGCAGCCTCATGGAATGACATTGTATACACTTCGTATTGTGCCATGTTTAGTTTGTTGCAGTCAAAGAATGTTACAAAATAGCGTTTCATTGTCTACCCTTCAAGTGGTTAAAATTAACATCCATATCGTCACATATCCACAATGTAATACGTGCGAATGTTTCAGCTAACAGGCCGAAGGGGTAAGCTAGACCAACTAGAAATGCGTCTTTCATTGTAATTCCCTCTCACAGCCTCATAGCTGCGTTTAAACATCTTGTTAATGTCTTTCTATGCGCTGTGCTACGTTAAGGGCTTGTAGGGGGCTTAGAATGCGTTCTAGGGCTATTCCCATTCGTATTCTTCAGAGGGTGTACAATCCTGGTAAGTATCTAGTACAACCTTACCTGTTTTACTTCCTACAATTGATCGATAGACACTATGCGGCTGATTCCATGTGTCATAGAAAATAACCTCTACGTCAGGCATTTCAAGCAATGCCCTTGCTAGTTCGTGTGCTGTCATTTCATCACCTTAATCACTTGAATAGTGCATCCGTAAATACTTTCCAACTCTTTCAACAGCGGCCCGTATTCAACAGGGTTTGCCAGCACAGTGATTTTTAGCAACCCTTTATAATCAGCTTCGGAATGTTGCCCTATGTGTTGGTAGCTCATCACCATTCCATTACTAGCCGAGATACAATGGAAAAGGGCAATAACGTCACCCTCTTTTTTAAACTTGCGGAAGATAGCCTTCATAGTCATTTCCCCAACAAAACATACAGCGCCGCTTCCAAGCTCATACCCTTGTTGCGCATCATGCCAGCCGCACAGCGAATTCCCAGATTCTTATGCACCTTGCGGAAGTGTTCGATAGTGCTGCGAGTGTTGCCGTTTTTGAAGGTACGAATAGTATTTTTACGCATGGCTTGCTTTCTGTTGTTTGTTAGTCTGTTACCAGACAGAGAACACATTATTACACGGTTTGTTAGGCCGTGCAAGCTTATTTTAAATTATTTTCAATTAACAAAAATAGATGTTCTGTTAGCAATCTTGGCCCTATGCCTGCGATATAGCGCACCCTTAGCTTGCACCGGAAGAATACACCACACTACGCAAAGAAACTTGTGTTTGATTATCGTTTTCATTGTGTGGCCTCTTGTGTGTGGTGTGTGTGTGTTCCGATGTGTTAAGAATAGCACACCTGCAAAATAACACAAGCTTATTTTAAATTATTTTACGTGTAGCTGTTTTACAACAACCATTCCCCGCTTCTCGGCGGCATGCCCTATCCACAATGCACAGCCCATTGCAAGGGTTATGATGACAAGTGTTATACGTGTTTCTGTGTGCATGCTATTGTTCCCCGTATTTGGCCCTAGCATCAGCTAATTTCTGTTGCAATTCAAGAATAAGCATTTCCGATTGTGGCACCCTGTCAAGCTGCCCACGGTTGATATAGTATTGCTTGCCCCGCTCACGGTCGACAATTTGTTTTGTAAAAATATTCTCAAGTCGGGCCAGTATTTCGGCGTTAGTCATAGGTACAATATAACACAATCTTGCAACAATCTCGCAGCCTTGCGTGTCACCATCAAGATAGGAGTCTAGGATATAGTTTTTATTCAATGTCTGGAGATATAAAATAGCATCTTCCACTGTGCGCCCGTCGATAGCGTCTAGCCAGTTTATATCCACTGTGATTGTTTTTGTATAGCCCATGGTTTACTCCCCAAAATAAAACTGTTGGCAATCGTTCGCCTCTTGCGAGGCTCCTATGTTCTTATTCTCCAAAGTAGAACTGTTGGCAATACTCAAGCAACACACTTTGACTTACATGTATACTATCAAGCATCTCCCAACCCGTACCCCAATCTTGCGCCTCAATCCATGCGCGGCAAGGCTGTAAATACTCGTCAAGCTCACCCATGATGCGAACAGCGGGGCCACCTGTACATAAAAGAATCATAAACTCGCTCGGCGCGCTGTCGCCCCCTACATTGTGCCAATCAGACCTCACCTGTACGTCTAATGCATCCTCTTGGATACGCTCGCGCGCGCTGTACGAGTCTTCGCAATCGCCTACTGCCTCTTCCAGTTCTGCCAATTCGGCACGGTAAGTTTCTTCCCATTCTGCAAGAGAGTCTTTTTCAGACTGTAGGGTTAACATAGACTCACTATCCATATTCTCCGCGTACTCCTGTTCTGCCACATCAACGGCAGCAGCAAGGCCAGCCACCTCATCCCGTAATTCTTCCAGCCGATCATAGTCCACATTCAATGCTGCCACCATCGAGGCAATGCTGTCGTATTGTGCTTTGGCTTGCGAGAGTGCGTTGTTGTTAGTAGTGGTCATTTTGTGCTTTCTGTTGTGTGGGTTTGTTGTCTGTTTCCAGACAGTGAGTACAGTATGAGGCTTAAAATCTACACTGTCAAGGATTATTTTACATTAGCTTGCATAAACAAATAAGTTTGAAACGACATCACCTTACGCTCTGCACTGGCAAGGTAGGCGCGGAAAAGTTCTTTTGAGCCGGACATGATTATTTCTCCCCAACAATTTTAACACGTATCGTGTGTTTCTCACCAGCTTTAGGAGTGACAAATTCCCCGGCGCTCTTGTAAGGTACACATTGACGATTGTTGCCACGATCACGCCAACCGTTAGCGCGTCCAAGCCATTGTACATCTTGCCCGCAACGCGTACAAATTTGCATATCACCGTATTGACGTTTCATTTTGTTATACTCCCAGTGCTTTAACAATTGGGCGGGAAATTACATACGCTACGAATGTGATGCTTATGAGAACTAAAATCATTTTGTGGCCTATTGTGTGTGTGGTTGCGAATGTTGCCTGCTTTGCAGTCAGTAAGAACATTATTACACACTAAAACGAACAATGCCAGCTTTATTTCAATTTATTTTTAATACATTGTGTACAATCTAATTGTGTGCCAGTTGATTATACGCAACACGTAGTAGACAGATAAGCAACTTTGTGGTATAATGGGAACTTTAGAGGAATAATATATGAATAAGGCGACAAACGAACTAATAGGTCATGTCTACGGCCAGCACAGACAATTAACGGTTACAGGTATAGGACCCGCTAGATGTGCGGGTTATGTCAGAATAGTAAAAGTGCATTGCAGTATTTGCGCGAACGATCCAGAACTACACGGAGATGCCATATTTAATACAACTGCCAGTGCTGTGGTTAAGAATTTCCTCCCTTGTGCATGTAGAAGTTTTTATAGGTGGACAAAAGAGCAGAACGTAATTAGAGTCAGGAGAAAATGTAACGAGATAGATTCCGAATTACTTAGTGTGTCTTATGGCAGCGACGCAAGAGCTACACGTATTCATATGAAGTGTAATAAAGACGGCCATGTGTGGGACTCATCTTTATACAGTTTGCTTAGCGACAAAACAGGTTGCCATATTTGTCAGAGGAGGGACCATACAAACCGGATGACAAAAGATGAGGCGCATTTTAATGTTAAATTTATGTCTACTGGATATTTCCCAATGGGCACAAAATTCTTTAGAACAGATAGCTTACAGCATTTCGATGTACACTGCCCAGACTGTAGCACAAACGGTCAGTTATTTAGGGCAGCACAAACACCACTGGGAAGAGGTTGCCGCCCATGTAATTGCAAGGCAGCGGGGGGTTTTGATAAACGATTTCCGGGGTACGTTTACGTATTAAAAATATACTCTGACGACATAGAGTTTACAGGCTACGGTATAACAGGTAATGAGCAAGTTAGGACACATAATCACAAAGTAAATTTACGTAACGAAGGGTTTTTAATATCTGAATTTGAGTCATTTTACCTAAAATCCGGCGCGGACGTCCAGAAAATAGAGCAGATGCTAGTTAAAAAATTTCCGAGATTTTCCCAAAACGTGGAGGGGTTTAGGAAAGAGGCTACGTACCCTTGGCTATATGATGATGTAGTGTCCTTTATTGAGTATCAACTAACTTTGCTGTAGTTTATTTTTCTTAGCTACCATGTAACGGCTATCCCGTACCTTCATAATCTCGGCAATGTCCTCTTCCGGCACCTGTGCGGCCCGTAGTTGCCCGATAAGCTCTTGCCTGTAGGGATTAGCAGGGTACATCTGTATTTGCCGCAGCGGGTCGCAAATAGGCTCTTTAAAGCGCATGCGTGCGAGTATCATGCCGTCGCGCTTGATGGTTAGGCTAGAGTCTTGCCGGGAACTGTAGCTGTGCGAGAATGTTTCATATGGACCAACTCTAATCATTTTTAAACTCCCCGCGCATACGGTTGTTAATGCTGTTGTTTGGAGTAGTTGCAGCCATAAGTATTTTACCAAATGTTTCTTGATGCATGGCAAGCTCATAACTCACAGACTGCCTATATTTAGTAAGCTCATTTTCTAGGTATATATTTCTATATCGTGCGTCCTCTAGTTCATCACATTGGCTTAACAACATTTCTGCAAAGTCTCTGATATTCATTTCATGCACTCCAATACTTACCGTTAGACTTCTCAGAATACAGCCACACAGCAAACAGTTGCTTGCTGCCGGATTGTTGCCATGCGCGGAAGGCGCTGTCTAGTATGTCTTGATTGCTCATCATTTCACCAGATTGTCAAAGAAACTTTGTGGTTCGGTAGTGGTCACTTTCTTGCCTGCCCATTGTGTAATGTGCTTTGCCGTGGTAGCCGACCACGATTTATCAGTCTTGACATATCCACGCCCACTGATAAACGCTGCAACAGGCGTATTGTAAGAAAAGAACACTTCTACACCACTGTCAAGGGACAATACAGTTTTGTTAGCTCCGAGGGTTTGCAGTTTCATTTTGTGCTTTCGTTCGTTAGGCAGAGAATTCATTATCAGGGATTTTTAAGCCCCTGTAAAGCTTTATTTAGATTATTTTAAACTAGTCAATGTCCACAGCTTTATGATCCACTGCCCACATCCAACGATCAAACACATAAATCCACCTTCCAGACTCTATGATAGGAATCCAAGCATACCGTTTAATAGTTGGCATCATCAAACCTTTCTTCTAAGTCTTTCACTTCGTCGCTGTCCACATTCTCACAGTCCGGGCACAATTTCATTTGCTTTGCGTGGTTGCTCCAAAGCATCGAATCGCAATCTTTGCACCGTGGCGTTTTGTAAATCATGATTGTTGCTCCAAAGTAAATAATTGATTAACCTGCTCAAATGTCAACATGTAGCCTTCATTCAACCGGGCCAGCTTTGCGCGCATGATCTTAATACCCTTGTCTTGCATGTGCTTAGGGTTCGTTACAACAAACTTGTCGCCAATCTTAGCCACCACTGCGCGGCCCTTGCCTTCATACTTCATCTGGAAAGCAACTTTAACTGTAAGCTGTGAGAACTGTTCAAACATTTTGTTTCCCCTGTTGTTTTGCATCCAATGAACACATAATAACCGCCCTAAACAGGAAACACAAGGGAATATTTAAATTATTTTAGCTTACGAAAACCCTTGACAATGGCCCTGTTACGCGCTATTCTGTAGTTCTCAGCCGCTAACACGTAGCGGGTTGATTAAGCAGAGAGCGGGCAAAAGGTTTGTCAGGAAACACAAAAGCGCGTAGGAAGCGCTGTAAGCGTTTTAAACGTGTAGGGTAGGGATTCGTAGCGGGAATAGGACAGCGCCCCGTGTAGGGCGCTTAAATAGCTTTAGCACCGAAGCGCTGCAAATTCTGTTCGCGCTTGTCAATAAGAATGTAGCCATTGTCGCAAGCGTTACCTGTTACAGTGGCTTTTTCTTTAATCTCAAAATCTACACTGTCGATCATGCGACCACGGTTAGTAAACCACTTGGCCCGGAAAGCTGGCGTAATAGTCACGCTGTAAAGTTTCCGACCTCCGAAGTCTGACAGAATTTTTGTGGACTTTAAAGCGATGAGTTTTTCAAATACGAGCATGGTAGTCCCTGTTAAAGTTTGTTCCGACAAGAACCATTCTACACGATACAATGGACATTGCAAGGATTATTTTTGATTCTTTTCACTCCCCAATCATCCACCCGGCACGCTCGGCATAGTCGCAAGTATCCGCGAGCGCTTCAGCCTTCGTAGGATAGCACGGCCCTACTTGACACATAGTACTGTCTTTATGTTGCCAAAACTTGACATACTTGCCACGCCCGTGCGAACCGTTATAGCCTTCGATGTTATGCAATGTCAGGCCGGAATGTTCTGTGTGGGAAAGTTTCATTTTGCCACCTCGTTATGGTTAGTCCATGCAGCATTCCATTGCGAGGCGTGCCATTCGCCATTGGCGTAATATTCGCCGGTAGCATCCTTTACAGCGGCCTTACAAGCCTTATACGCTATTAGTTCTTCCACTGTAATGCCTGTACGATGTTCGCGCTCATAGAAGGCGCGGCAAGCTTGTTTTAGTGCTTCAATTTGCATGTTCATGATTACAGACCCTTCTGTTTGCGCTTGCAAATTTCATCCGAAGCGCCGTTTACTTCGTCAAGGTAGCGACATTCTGCTACGTAGTTGCCAATCTCTTTTGCACACTGTGCGGCCTCGAAGGCGTCGCGCTGGATGTACAGCAATTCTGCGATGGTTTTGTTAGAGTAGTGGTTCATGGCGTTTGCTCCGTTGCGTTTAAGTGAGACTATTATTACACGTAGCCGAACACATAGCAAGCTTATTTTCAATTATTTTTGATTGTCACAATAATTTTGTGCAACTGTTCGCGCCCGTAGTCGGCGGCGTTAAATTGGCACTGTGCAATGTCGTCAAGCTTGCTGATAATGTGTTGCAAAGAATCTTTGTTGTCGCCTCGCAAACGCTTTGCCATAGCTTGTAACTCTTCGATTACTTCGGATAGAAAATCCTCGGCAGGAAAGCCGCCTTGCGCCTCTTGTGCATAGCTGGCATACTCCCGCACATCTAACGCTTGCGCGGCGTCTAGCGTGCTTAGAATGGATTCTGTACGCTCTGCGGATAGCGTGCCGTTAAGATGGTAGTATTCCGCGTGCGTCATGTTTGACGCTTCGATAGGGTTACGCATAGCATGCTTCATCATACGATACTGCGATCACTTCGCCGCAACGTTTAGTAATTTGTGCTTGTGCGCCTTGAATGTCTATCAGGTACACTCTGCAAGGCTTGCCGGTTACGTCGCAAGGATACGAATCGTCATATGTGATTGTCCCGTATGTCAGGCAATGTTTAGCGAATGATTCCATACCGGCGTTAAATGCGTTTTTAAGTGTTTTCATAATTTGCCCCTTATGCGTTAATGTGTAGCTATTTTAAGCCCGACAAAATTATCTGTCAAGCTTATTTTAAATTACTTTACATACTCTTTCAATTGCTCATTCGACAAGCTGCGCGCAATCGTAGTGTCGCACATCTTTTCCGTAATCGCCCCTTGCCCCATGAAAGCATGCGCAACAACATACTGACGGTCTACAATCTCACCAGCATTGTTAAACGTAGTGTGAATGTCTGTAATAGTGTAGCTGGTAAGCTCTTTCGCTTTTGGGAAGCGCTTACGGCTGAAGGTTAGGCCAATTGGGAAGCGTGCGATTGGGTTCATGATGTTAGTTCCTGTTAGTGGCGCTGTTGCCAGCGAATACAGCTATATTATATAACTAAAACACGTATGTCAACATTATTTTAAATTACTTTGCCCACTGTCCAAAATGTGCCTGTAAATATCTCTCTTTCAATACGGCAATTCTAACAATACGTTTATCGACACCGATAGCGCCGGATGATTCATAGCATTTATCTTGCCACTTTCCCGCCTTGCCTTCATGACGTACGGCGCCCCAGCAACAAAACAACATTGCCCATTTGTATTGTCGGTCTGTCAAACTGCCAAACCTATAAGATTTTTCCAAGTCATTGTAAGACATAGAAAGCGCGTGATAGTGCGCCCGTTGAGTAAACGGGAAAATGTAAAAGTCAATTTGCATGTTGCGCCTCAGAAAGAATAAAAATTAATGTTGTACTTAGCGGCAATTTCTTTGCGCTTACCATCGCAAGCGGTCGATGCATCTTTGCAATACTCGGCAAACTCTTTTCCCGGCTTAATGCCTGATTTAGTAGCATCGGAAAGTTTAGCATTGTAGCTTGTCTGTTCGGCGCTGCCATTAATTTCAGCGCGTGCTAGTGTTACCCGGCGCGCTAATTCTTTGTCAATTTCCTGCTTGATGATTTTGGAAGTCTTGCCAGTGTTACGCGCTGCGCATGTTGATCCATAGTGCAAAATGTCACCGTCAGACGATTGCATAACAACAGTGGATTTAAGGTTAGTACGTCCGCAGCAATCGCAAGTGTTCACGCTGTCGTCAGTAGCAATCGCGGTGTATGTAGTCATGGTCATTTCTCCTATATGTTCGCTTCCAATACAGCCATAGTACGCCTGTTAAATTCTCCTGTCAACAGGTAATGTAAAATAATACTGAATAATACAGAAGCTGTACATAGCGCGGGATAGCTTGCAACATAGCGTCAAGCCATAGGGAAAGCTGCAACCCTTACACATGGCAAGGATCGCGCTACATATAGATGTGTAGATGACTAAAATTATTTTACGAAAGGGCTTGCGTTTGAAATTTAGCTATGCAATACTGAAGTTCTCAGCGGTGCAGCCGGTTGATTGATCCAGACCTGCGCGTTACCTTTTTCGATGGTACTCTGACAACATTACTAGAAATAAACTTGTATTCCAGCAACTGTCATTCTGACAACATGACACTCTGACAACGTTCACCCTCGCTCACAGAGTCTGGGAAAATCCCTCTAAGAACATGCTCCGAGTTTCGGTGGACTTTCGAACCAATCTGAAAAATGGTCTGGAGAGTAAATCCCAAGTGGTGGCTATGACAAGTTTGCCCACTTGTCACGCTTCAAAATCTTCTTAATATAGGTTTTGTAAGCAGACGTTGCACCCACTCCTCTGTAGAATAAGGTGTTCACTACGTGGCGAATGTGCTTGCCTTTGTGGCAACCTGCGTATTTTCCTTCACTCATGTTACGACTCATCATACCAAGCCTCCACAAGTTCTTTGTTAGTTTTACGAGTGGCTGTCATCACCTTAGAGCACTCCAACCAGCTATGCCACATCAGCGCCTGCACTTCGCCCTCTGGCAAAGGATTGAAATTAGTGACAAGCCAATTATTGAATAGCTTCATCGGTACAGCGTAGGATTTACCGCGCATCAATAACCCTCTTCAGGTTCTTCACGCGGCTCTAGAAAGTCATTCTCATAAAGACGCTCTTGGAAGTCGTCATAATCCTCTCCTTCGTTAATCTCTGTGCCACATGCATACCAACCCTTGTAGAAGGCATCGCGCATGGATTCAGGAAGACCTGCCAAGGCAAAGCGTTGTTCCTTTGTGCGATGTGATTTCACTCTCTCAATCCCCTATAAAAGTCTTCATACAACTTGGACAGCCGTACATCTGCACTGTCTCTCTAGTACTACAATACGTACCCTCGTCACGCTCCATGGGGATTGGAAAGGTGTAGAAGCCGTCATAGTCGCCTTTCACATCCTCGTTGTAGTCGAGTGTGACGTTATTCCATTCTCCGCAGCCATGCTCATAGTTACAATGTGGGCAAATCATTCAATTTCTCCCCAGTACGTCTTAGTAATATAATCCTCAAAGCTAACAAGAAATCCTGTAGCATGATATTCCTTGTGCAACTCAACCTTCGACCAAGCCCACGCCAGAAAATCCTCATAAGCCTGCTGCATAAGGGCTTTGCGGAAGGCTTCAATTTGTTCTACGTCTGTCATCATACCTTCTCCCAATCAATAAACGGCAGATTCACATCGTCTTTGTCCGCTTTCAAACTTTTTACCAGTAATCTAACCAAGTCTTCAGTGAATCCACAATCAGCTTTGGCGAGGTCTATGCCTTGTATCAAGTCCATCAAGTTTTGATAACTCAAATCTGAGAGAGCGTCTAGTAGATTGTTGTGGCTAATTTCTAAGTTAATATTCATTTCTTCCTCTTAAACTGTGGCGAATGCTTATAGAAATACGTTGTCATCGGACCCTCCCAAGGGCCAATACTAATCCAGCAATAATAACTGTTGGCAAACTTTGTACGACGCTGGCGCATTTTCATTATTCGCTCATCTGCCGGTTATAGTCGTCTGCTTCGTACGCGTCAAGCTGCTGCCGCATGTAATCATAGGAGTCGCAGCGCCTTACAATTTCTGATAGGATAGCGTTGGCTTCGTCACCACAGGTACTAAGCTCAATCGATAGCCCATTGTGCTTGAAGGTTGTGATAGTGCCAGTGACTTTGCCACCCCGCGTTAATTCTTCAGTTTTGATTTTCATTATAAATTCTCATAAATATGATCGTCGTCAACATGGCGATTCTGATATTCAGCTTCGGTTTCCCTCCGCTGAGGCTTAGCCCAATCTTCCACCTGCTCTTTGCTCATCTCGTTAGGGCAGAATTCAAGCATGAGGCGGTCAATCTCGGCCTGTTGTGCGTTGTGGGAGGCTTGATACCCTTCCCATGCAATCTCCGTGTCACGGCGGTCATACATGAGCATATCCCATGACTCACAATTGTATCCGTGACTCTTGGCCCATTTCTCAAAATCTTGCTGTACTTTATCCATACAACCCCCTAAGTTAAAAACATGACAAAATTATTTCCAGTTTTCATTTTCCCGCTGCCATTTATTTGGCTTGCTCCAGTAATACCCGTGCCAATGCTTCCTATATCCTCTATGCCACAATACAGCCATGTCTAGGAGGCTTTCAGGGAGGATTAAAATACGGGCATACTTCCCTGTACGTATGCGTTTATGAAGCTTCATGTAAGGCTCCTGTTAAGAGCTTGTATTGTACAGCAATGTGGCTGGAGAGGGTTTATTTATTCGCTATCCGTGTATTGCTGCGCCCGAATTGCAGCCGCGTATTGCTTGGCATAGGCGTGCATCTGCTCAGCACTGTGACTCCACACATCAGTACGCGTATCCTCATCGTAGCAATGCGTGTCAGGCTTCGGTAGTTCCGGCAGCGCAGGGGAACGCAGTGACAAATCTGGTAGCGCTCCTTGCGCTTGTGGGGCGCGACGGTTCCAGGCTGCGATCATCTTGGCGCGAGTCATTTCGGCAGGACCATCAGCCCCGCATTCCTCGCACTCAAGAAACATGTTCTCGACGCCGTTCGATGTTTCGTGCAACTTGGTGCCGCCACAAAACGGGCACGGCTTCAGTTCATTCGACATGGCTTAGTCTCCCTTCGGTGCTGATGCCAGCAGGTGAATGAGTTGCGCAAGCATGGCCCGGTCGTCGCGCTGGCGCACTTCCTTGTAGCCGAATCGGAACGCCTTGACAGCATCCTCTAGCGTCAGATCGTCGCGCTCGCCTGCATGGTAGGACAGCGCCTCAAGGATGGCCGGCGCTCCACCATCCGGCACACCCTGAACGGATGCCTCCTTTGTAGCAAGGCGCGATTTGATAGCGTCAACCACTTGGTCAATGCACTCGTCTGATTCTGCGGCACTGTAGAAATCGCGCTCCGTCATCGTACCGGCTTGCCACGCGCTCCAAGTCCTGCCGCAGCCCAGCAAGCCAACCAACCCTTCAATGACGCCATCGCGCAACGCCGATTCGTCAATCGCAGCGATCAGCGCACTGTCCTCGGGTTGGCGATGGGTGGCAAGTACCTGTTCGGTGAGGTTAGCGATCCACTCGCGCACTTTGTCAGTCTCAGGGAAGTTACAGATCGAGTCCTCGTGGTTCGCAATCCGCGAGACCTCATACACGTAGTTAAAATGCAAATTCTTTGCCCGGCGCAATTCATCAGTCAGCCTGCGAATCTCATTGCTCAGGCTTTCCCTTGCTGGCGAGGGGGTGGCAAGGGCGGCGGCAACAAGGCGGCTTTCGATGGCTCGGGCGAAGTTAATAGAAAACGTCTTGTGAACAAGGGCGCCGCTTGACACTGGCAGCGACAGCGTTTCCTTGTAAATATCCAAAATCTCCGTATCGGTC